CGCTTGGGTAATGTGAGCGTAGGGGTTTGGGGAGGTACTGGTTGAACAAATTTGGCTGCATATGCTGCAATGCAGCGTCGGCTACAGCGAGAGCAGCTGGGTTTTCAAGATCGCAATCAGCAAGGAGTGTGAGATAATTGAGCCATTTGTCCTGCGCTGTGGGGTTCCTGGAAAGCAGTATCAAGGTTCGGTACCATAGTCCCTCAGACGAGTAATGTGGTTCCACGCCTCCCAGGATGTAGCCCGAAAACTCCACGGTGGCACCGTTGACATCCTTGAACAACCAAGGAGACTGTGGCAACTGTTTCGTCTGACAAAACCTATCCACTGCTGCATCATCTCCGTTGACTGCACAACAATCATCCTCTGTGAGCTCACAGGTCCAAGAAGTCACAACTGCACGGCGAACTGTGTTGATCGGCCACGTGAAGCGGTCACCTGAATTCTGCATCGTGGCCATAGGTCCATGTTGTGAGCGGCTGCTCAATCTTCTCATCCGGTATTCCTTGAGGAAGTCGGTTGGGAGCTTGGATTTGGTAAAGATGTGTAGGTCTAGATGTAGAAGTATGGCGTCACAGCCTACGTCCCACCTAGTCACGTCAGAACTGTAGGCTCCGTTTCCTACACGCCAAGAACGCTTGTACGCTTCACGAAATTTTTGAGGGTTCATTCTTCGGTAAAACAGAAATTGTTTCGGGAAGGCAGGGATGATTTCATTCTCAAGAAAAAGGGCATACGCAGCATCATTCACAGTTTGTCGGATGTCATACTCATGGATCAGTTGACCAGGAATGGCAAGGAGCTTGTGCCGCTTCTCATCTTTCTTAATGACTTGGTTCTTGAGAGATATGGTTATGTCGGCGCCGGTGCGGAGTGGATTGTGTCGACGCAATTTTTCAAGAACCGCAGAGTACGTGCGTTTGCTTGTATATTCCTCCCATGCCAGATCAATGTACCGTGCATGTTTTTCAGCGTCCCACTCAGGGGGCTTGGGTACCAGTTTGTCATACTCATCTACAAGTTCTTGGCGTTTGTGACTCTGATGTTTCCTTAAGTTATCAGAGTATGTTGCGGACTTTAATCGGGATTCCACTGACAATTTGTACGTTGGCGTGTCGTTCCTTTTGTGCACATGGGGGTTAACAAAGCTTGTCTCCTTGAACTGATCGGTCTGCTGTCCATGAACAGCCACTTCGCGAAAGGACTTGTCAACCCAATGTGTCTCAGGCAGAAAGTGTTGGTGGGGGCCATCAGAGGACACCTCCAGCGGAGTTGCATGGTCAACACTCAGGGAGAATGAATCAGGTTCAGACGTGGGGCAGATGGGTGCAATCAAACTGGCGAGCCCAGGATCTACGGACGCACCAATCTGTGCGAACCAGGGGAGCAAAGGCATGCAGTTGGCTAGGTGTTGGTAAAACGCTGCTTTGATTAGCCAATTGGGTTGAGTCAAATGTGGTTTGCCACCTTGCCGCATAGAATACACCAAGGCATTTATGATGTTGCTTCCAGTTGGTGGAGTGCGAACCACGTTGACGGGGTTGGCAGCGTCAAGGCGTAGATACACACCCCGCTTGCTGCGAGTTAGTGCCACGTACCCAGTTCGGTTAAGGATGGCGCCTTCAAGACCAGTTGCATCAATTTCAACCTCATCACTAAAGTCTTTGCCTTGCACGGAATCATACGTGTATGCATCACGACCAGCTGAAGAGAGCACCCCAGCATAACGTGGGGATGCTGTGCACGTTGGAATGCCTTCCTTGGGGCCGACCGAATGCGTGATATGCCCGTAGTGAGGGTTGGTAGTGTATATTCCCAGTGAGTCTGCCAGTAAACCAAACAACCTGTGTGATCTTGTGGCGTATCTGGTGGCTTGCTTTGAGACAGTGATAATGATGGACTCGTCATGCTCACTCTGGCCTCCACGGACAGGGAACTTGGCGAGTCCCTGGGGTGCGTCACCGTTGATCACAACTTCTGTGAGTAGAGGATTGGTAAGAACAACAAGGTCCACTAGTCCTGCCCAAACGCATCCAGCATCATCGAAAATCACTGGGCCAGATGACGGTTCTGTCACAATCGAAGCCAATGTGGGGAAGTTAAAACCTCTGAAATGTTGGAAGTCAATTTTCCGTTTGGCTTCGGCGCGGAGCTCTTCGGTGTGACTGACAATGCGTGCGTTTTGCCTCTCATCTGGTGGCAAGCTGTGTAAGTACTTAACAGTTTCCACAGTTTTGCCACAACCACTAACGCCCAGGTACAGGACCATCGGTACTGATACTGTCTGACCTGAATTTCTGTGGGTGTCGATGATAGAATCCAAACTCTGTAAATTGATGGAACTGCCAAAGGGGCCAAGCACCGATGGGTTTGCTTTCAAGTCTGAAATGAAGCGAGAGGCCCTGTGTACGTCCGCCGTGAAAGTGGTGTGCTCAGGTGCAAGTGGTACATCTGGTAATTGCAAGTCCTTAAAACTTTGCAATTCCTTGGCAAGGTCATTGGCAAGAGTTACATATCCGGGAACTTCTGGACGTCTGTTGTGGTTCATCTGATTGCTTTGATGTTGTCTTGAGTTGGCTCCAATCTTCATAGACACGAGACTCTTGTCAGGGTGCACTTTAAGTCTAAACCTCTGTCCGAAGCTCCTAAACGTTTCCCACATTCCCTTTGGGGACTGACCGGCAATCGGCTGTTGTTCCACTGGCAGTCCGTAGACAAACAGCGGGTCAGGATTGGCAGGGAAGTTGTTTTGGTCGAATGCAAACCCTTCCAATTGGTTGGGGTCTATTTCGTGAGCGTGGGCTGAGGCTATTATGGCATCCTGCACTTGACCTCTTGTGCTGGGCATGGCATGAACTCCAGCCACGGCGAGGAGGAATTCATTAGGTGCTGGGACAGAATCTACTGCTGACGCATTGAAGACGTTGATGATATGTTGTCTCCACTGTGGGTTGACTGCATGACATGTTCTGATAATCCTTGCCAGCGCCTGTACCTCAACGTTTGGTGTTGCCAAGTTTGTAAGCTCCACATGCAAGTACCCGTCAACAACAGACTTACTGAGAGTCACATGTACGGTAGGCCATCCGGCAGCGGGTTGCGACACCTGTGGAGCAAGTCCATTAACAACAGTTCCGATATGAGAGACTGCAGAGAACACATGGATGTCTGCTAGGGTGACAGAGCCGTCAGCAGGGTTGACGGCATTGGGGTTGCGATTCATTCTAGCAAGGAACCAAGAGTACCACATATGTGGAGTTCCACCCAGCGACGCAACACACCTCCAAAAACAGTCAAGTCCGGGAGCAATCACAGGGTACGCGTTTGGGTTTGCATTGTAGGCAGTGCTCACTTGGTCCAGAAAGTCAGCAAAGTTTAGACCCAGTGGATCAACTCCCAATGCGACCAACGGGTTAGCATTGGGAATGTTAGCCGGTTGCACGATTACTGTTGGTAGTGGTTGGTCTACAAACCGTTGCCTTACGGAAGGCTGGTTGGCGGGGGGAATTGCTGGCAAGTTTGCTGTCCGTAGGCAATTTCCACGATTGGGTTGAAAACCTGAACTTACAAACAGCTGGATACGGTTGAGCACATTGAAGACAATCCTTAGTGGATGGTGGACCAATATAATTCCACTGTGGCAGAAACACATGAAAAGATTCGTAGGTGTGAGTCCATAGGTGGAGAGCGTGGCCAAGTACGTCGGTCGAGTGTTGGAAAAATGAGGAAACATGCAGACTGGTAAGAAGCAAACCAGATTCTCCAACAAAATTAGGCCGAACCAAACTGCGAGCACGAGGGCGGCGGTTTGACTATGGAGCGCAAGCCAGGGTACGAACCAAGGATTGAACCAATGTGGGAAGAGCGTGTCAATGAGACCAGGTAGAACCGATGCAATGCCAATGGCCCAGAGATACAGTTGGTAGAAGTAACCCCTGCCTGGCAGAGTTTGGAAGAATCTGTAACCTGGTGCGCCCGTGATCTCGATGATTAACATTTCAACTGCAAAAGAAAGCCAACCAGGCAACCACAGTTGTCTGTAGAAATGTCCAGCTAACCGAGAGAATATCTTCACGATATGGCCAGGCAAAATGGAGGTGACCACGACAATTGAAAATGTCAGTATGACTCGTAACGGCTTGATGTCTGCCCAATCCCACAAAACTTTAAGCCAGCGTAGGCAATCAAGATGTAGGAAGAACCATGTGATACACTCTCCGATCAAAATCTTTGGGATGACGAAAGTGAACACCATTCCGGTCCAAGCGGAGAGTTGCTGTAACACCGTCGGGTTGTTCGGGATACTGGCTAACTGGTACTTGGACACAGCCCTAGGTGTCCACCCGCCACCCGGAGTGGGATGGAGTGTTCGAGTCCTTTTGCTCTCGTGAACATAGTCGAAAATGTCAGGAATAGGCTTTAACATTTGCCACTGGAAAGACAGTGCATACAGTGTGGTCCAAAAGCCCGTGGAAACATACCACCAGAGATCTTTGTGAATGTAGCGTTGCAAGGCGATATGTCGTGCTATCCAGCGATCACGTGCAGTTGTTTTCGGATTGACAGCATTAGCAAGTTGCGTAACCTTAGCCGCGAGGTTGCGCGGACTTAGGTCAGTCGTGTAGTCCGTGAAATTGAGTATGGCTGACAATATCTTGGCAGGCAAATACTCATTTTTCAGGGTGCCGGTGATCACAGGGGGTAGCTGAACATAAGAACCAGTAGAGAAGGTTCTAGTGTGCTGATCGGTTCCTTCACCGCAAAAAATGTGCCATACACAATGTCCTAACTTGTATTCCAAAAGAACGACGTGGTAAACACGGCCATTAGACGCACACACGGAGCTTGTTCTTAACCATGAGGTGGTAACAGATGAGGGAGTGAAGTATGACTCAGATTCGGAATCTGTGAAAACAAAGTTAAAGCCATCTCTGTCATACTCAATGCGGTGAGAAGCTGGCTCAAATGTCTCTGCTTGGTCAACCACCTCTATGGGGTTTATACCTGTGACGAAAAGTTGGGCCTCAGCATTTTCGGCCACAAGTTTCTCAACTAGTTCGTGGGGCAACACTTCACTTGAGACATCATGCATTAGGAACGTGGGAAGTCCACGGAAACTGGCAGTAGCAACTGCTGTTCCAGGATACCGGGACACGTCCTTAGCCTCAAACACAGGGTTTTGATGACTTGCAGCGGGGGGAAGCAAATGAAGTTTGTCGGTCTTGACAGATATCACTCCGTAGGAATGGGGGGAGAGAACCCGACGCAAACGTCGTAGCTGTCCCTCCTCAATGGCCTTGTGTAGTCCGTGGGGGACTCGGGGTGCGTCCGGTTGAGGGTTCTCCATTCCTAACGCAGGGAGGAGATGCATTTGGCTGGCAGGAATCTCATAAGGAGTCGTTTCCTGCGCACGAGCTCTCCCGCTGAAGTAATCAGGAAGATGGCGATTGTTTATGGCAAATCGTTGAGGACTGTCGGAGAAGAAACCGGCAGAAAGAGTTGCACCAATGGGCATCGATCTCACTGCAAATTCATTAATCAGCTCACAAGCGGTTCGACCACCCTTGGAAGGGCAGAAACACGCAAAAGGGGCATGATTATCTCCCACTTTGTTCACAACGTAAGTGGAAATTCGTAAAGTTGGGGGTAGTATGCGGCGCAGTAAGGGAAGCGGTTTCTCGAATTCATCGTCATCAGTGCAGACATCTGACTGAATGTAGTCGAGGAGGGATTCTAGTAGGGAAACGGCGCGAGACATCACGTCTGCCCGTTTCCATACTGGCCAAGGGTTTCGACTGCACAACATCACGTTGTGGTTCGAAACAAT